GGCTGCGCTCTTCGCCATCAGTTTCAACAAACCCTGGGTGCCCCAGGTCTCTCGCATTTGGAGACCTGGGAAAGCACAGACCTGATCCAGCCGCTTCCGAGAGCTGCCAAAGCAGGCTTGTCCCGCCGCGCGGCTCTCGAAAGCGCCTTTTTAAATGTGTTCTTAGACTTGTCTCTCAAGCATGCCCGGCAGTGGGTCAGTTTGAAGGGTACGGGCTTCAGCCCGTACGTTACCCTCGCAAAATCAGCATGGCTTTAGCCCCAGAGGGAATGCTGATTCAAAATGACCCATTACCGCATGCCCGGCAAAGTTGACACACCCCGCCGCATTTGCGAGACTCAGAGTTGCTGCCGGTTCAGCAGATTACGCTGAACTTGTTGACTGTGCCGAAGTGGCGGAATTGGCAGACGCGCGTGGTTCAGGTCCACGTACTCGCAAGGGTGTGGGGGTTCGAGTCCCTTCTTCGGCACCATGTCAAGCAAAAAATCGCAAAAACCCAATAAATAAAGGCTTCCCGAAGGATTTGGGGAGCTTTTTTGGCGTCAGGGCGATTTTCGCCGTCTAACCAAGGGACAATGGCGGACAGGTTCTATAACTGACGTATAACTAAGGGGTTACGAAATTATTTTCCAAAATTGGCGGTCAAAAGGCGGTGTCGCCAATATCCGAGTTCAGGAAAAAACATAACTAAGGTATGACTAAATTATTTTCTAAAATCGGGGCGAAAAGGCAGTGGGCTCCGTATCCATCCGGGGTGAACACCTTGGCGTAGGATTGAGCCATGCCCCCCGAAGTTCCTAACGCCGTTATTCCTATCCATTGGAAAGCCGTCGAGGTTCCGCGAAGCGGTGCCCCGTGGCACAAGAAGCCATATAGGCGGTCGAGATGGCGCGGGTAGCAAGCGAATTGCAAGTCCACACCGCTGTCCCGTCCGTGACGGTCGTGGGTGTTGGAGAGGCAACACCGCCTGAATAATTTGGCGTTGGTGTCCCGGTCGTCAGGCCGGAGGGTACGGAGCTTGCCGTGGTGCCGCTCGTGGTTAGCTGCCAAACCCACGGGCCTGTGCTTGTATTGCTGTCAAGGATGAATGGCTGCGGCCAATAGTAGGTGGATGCTGCCCACGCTGGCTCTGCGGCCACGGCAACGGTCTGTACGGTAGGAGCGACCGTGGGTGCCACGATGCCCATGTCCTGTACTGCATTGCCCCAACTAATCCAGCCAGCCGTTCCGCCTGTATCAAGCGAGACGCTTTGAACGACCGAGCCGCCTGAAAACACGGTTCCACTCGTGGGCGCTGCGGTCTGTGTCAAGTCAACAGCGATGCCCGATTCAGCGGTCGTGGAGTAATTCGCCGTGACGTAGGCAGCGGTAAATGAGCCTGTTGTGGAGGTCAGAACTTTTAGAGTGGCACCATTCAGACCTGTCTTTTGAGTGAGGCCGTAGAACGTAACAGAATCGCCTTGATTGATTGTCCCGGTGCCGCTGTAGTCGATGGTGATGATGTTGCTTGAGACACTGGTGCTGACCAGCAGAACGGCATAGCCAAGGCACTCCTGTATGTTGTTCGCGGAGTCGAGAACGCATGTACCGGTAGTGTACGGAGTGTCAGCAACCCACGACGGGAACCAAGTCCACTTCTTCGTGCTGACGCCATCGCCCCAAAATAAGGAGTTGCCTTCGCCTTTGAGTCGGCTGATGCCAGCGCCAGCGGCCTTGGTGTACAGAAGGGTCTTACATGGGGTGCCATTGATTGAAGCGACGTAGACCGCTGTGGCGGTGTCTACGATGACCAGAACTTGCTCACCGACGCTGGATTCAAACGGACGGAAGCTATAGAAATTCACCACGTCGGTGAAGTTGTTGTCATTACAGACCGTGCAACCGGGACGGCGAATGAGAGTCAGGCGTGGGGATATTTCTGTGTTGAGCCCAGCCGCAATCTTGTCGTTTCTCGCGGCACCGTAAAACTTGAGATAGAGGTACTGCACGGCGGCATCACGGTATGGCGCGGAGTTCGGCCAGTAGCCGGAGAACAGTTGACTGACAGCAAGGGGTACGGCCTTGTGCGGCTTGTCGTTGTTAGAACCTAAGACTTCAAATTGATTGGCCATGGTTACACCCCACGGGCGGAGATGCCCTGCGATGAGGTCTGCATCCGCGATGTCTCAACGAGTGTCGCGTCCCATGCCTGTAAGAACTGATTGATTTGGGTCTGAGACAAGCCATCGAAGTATGCAAGCACAAGCGCGATGAACTGCTGGCTTGCCCACTGGTAGCGAGAGTCACTCTTATAGAGGAATGCCAGCGCCAGGACTCCGAAGGAGTACGCATAGAACAGGTAGTCGGGGATGGGAGCCCACGAGTTGCTCAGACTCGTAAAAGGGGCGTGAAGCCGCTGATATTGAATGCTCACCGGATAGGCCGTAACTGGTGTTGGTGTGAGCCGAATCCCGATGTCGCCTGCGTTGTCATCCGACTGTGCAGCAATGAACTTGGGACATGCCGGTGTGGTATCACGCGGGAGGTTAAGGCTGATGCCAAGCTCTTTCCACGTACTCCCACTCAGCACGTCTTGCACCATGGCCTTTTCGATATAACCGAAGTCATTGATGGCAGGGATGGCACCAAGCGCCCCGATGCTCTGCCAAGTCACGGTGTTGTCGGTCGTGGAAGTGAACAGGCTTACGCTCCACGCCGGGGCAGTGCCTCCCGATGTGCCAGCGGTGATTACAACCTGCCCATTGCCATAGGGGTCGATGATGACGGTACCGAGGGCGTAGACCGTGCTTATTGCCCATGACCCAGCGTTCAGGTAGGTCTGAGTTCCCGGCGTTGTCACAAAGTTGACCGCATTGCGATTGAAGTTTGGTTTGAACGGCGGAGCGAGAATGACTTGAGCCACACGCTCACACATCCCGATGAAGGGCTGCTGAGAAGCGCCCAACGTCAGAGGGAAGTAATTCACCCAAGGCGAGACGAATTGCAAGGTAGTCGTTAATGTATTTGTAGCTGCCATATATATCTAAGAAAGCGATAGTCCAATTACCAATACGGGTAGTCCGGGCGCGGCGAGAAATAGCCCCACGAAGGCTGCTGTAATGGGTCGGTCGGCACTATCCAGAAGTTGTCCGGCTCCCTGTTGCCAGAACGCACGGCGTTATCCAACGATTGAATCCAGAGAGGGTACATGGCTGAATATTTCGCCCGTGTCTTTGCGTCGTGAGACTTCATGCCGAGACGAATCTGAAACCCATCGCTCATATATGTGTAAAGCTCATCGGGAATCGGCGTGATGTAGCTTTCGTTGCTCGTATATGCGACTGGCTTGGCTTGCGCCCGTGGCCGAATCTGCCAAACCCTACCCGTCTCCGAAGCGATAGGGCTGAGGCGGAATCCCTGCGCATTCGGGTTGATGGCCGTCCATACGCATGTGCCATCCGTAACAGTGGTAGCTGTGGCGTTCGGACTTACATAGTTCGGATAAGAAGGACTGGAAGGCCATGACGGTTGCGTAGACCCGCATGTGCCGAAGGTGGTCAACACCCAGTAGTTTCCGTTGGGGTCGATGATTTGGGTGATGGGGTTCGATGGAGTGACGTTGGCTCCGAACGGGTTTACATACTCCACGTTCGCGCCGGGGTTGCTCAAACCGAATTCATTGTTGAGCGCGTTGCCGCCCCAAGTGCCATACATGAGTTGATAGTTCTGGAGCCAGCAGATGTAGCGCGGCCATCCCACAAGGTTGGTCACCGTGAGGTCTTTGGAAGCCTCAACGTCAATGACCGGCTTGGGGACGGTCGTGTTGTTGACATCGACCGCTTGGCATCCTTCCAGCCAAGCGATGTTAAGAGCGTTTGAAGCGTAATCCTGCTGCCAAGAATTCGTAAGGAACGGGGTTGGGAAGATGCGGTTCCACTTCCAGCCCATAGTTTGCACGACGGGCCCGCCATTCATTATGTCCACCTGAACTCGATTAAGTTCCGCCAGCCCCCGAAGTTGCGAGGGAGCGCCAGCCAGGACGGGGGCGGTGTCTCCGTTCATCTCCGCTTCCATGATGCGTTGTTCGCATTTGATCGCGCCCGTGTAGACCGGAGTGGAGTAAGAAGGAGTGGGTGAAGCATCGCCGAAGTACAAGGCAGAGACAGGGGCATAGGTGGGAGCCACTTGAAACGTCACAGCCCAAACGCCGGAGCCCACGGAGGAGATGACATAATCTGTCGAGGGCGTCATGTAGATGCCAGCCACGTACACGGCCAAATCCGGGGCGGTGCTCCCCCCGGTGTACAGGGTGAAGAGTTGGTTCACCCCGTTCACTACGCCGTTCAGACTGACTTGGCTTGGACTTCCCATTCGTTACTTACCGATTCCGTTTCTGACAAAGCGTTGGGTTACCTCGTGATTGATTGAGGTGCCTCCGCGTGTCCAACGAATCTGAGGAAGAACCATGGTGTGAAGTTCGCTGTCAAAGTTGTAGGCTTCGTTGTATTCATCCGTTGCCTTCGCAAAAGCGAGAGGGTCAAACGTCCCGCCCTTTTCCTTGGCGAGAAATGCACCGTCTTTCCCAACAAAGAAATCAGTTTCCACAGGGGTACCCATACCTTGCGGCAGCGGGAGCAACGAATCATCACATCGCCGGTGGGAAGCTGAACCTTACTAACGCAGTAAGGCTCTGAGGTCTTTCCACGGCCAGACACGAACGCCTGATGGTCTTTCGCACCCATGTGGTGATTGCAAGTCCGACGCATCGCGGCATGGAGATTTTCCGGGCGCTGCGAACGTAGAGCATCGCCACGGCGCTTGCTGGACTCGGCCTTGTCTTGCTTTTCCATCCGGTGCTCATCGGCCTCGCGGCGGAGCTTTTCATTGCTGAGTTTCTGGGCTTCAATGGCGAGCTTCTTCTCTTCTAGTGCAAGGGCTCTCTCTTCGAGTTCAAGCTGTTCCTTAGTCATAAATACCTTTCTCTATGCAACCCCTCGGTCGCTTCTAATTTGCTGTAATGACCTTCTGTAAAGAAGGCTTGCTTCGTTCAATAGCGGCCTTCCAAATATCTTGTGAGCCTGTGCCTCGCTGATAATTCCCTTCGCTATGAGTTGAATCAGAACAGAGCGCCAACCCACGAATCTGCGATTGAGTTCAAGCCCATATCTGTCGTAGTTAAAGAGGCAGAACTCGGTTGTCCATCCCAACTGCACTGCGCAAATGTACTGAACCCCCAACTGCTCATAACCCTTGCGGAGAGCTTTCAGACCTACCAGCCCTTTGACTGGCTGCGGGTTGAACCAACACCGGACGCCGGCGGCCCTCAGCTTCCTGAGAAAGGTCATGTGATGCATGAGCTTTCCTTTGCGCTGAAACTCATTTCGCTTCATCCACAGGTTGTCTTCAAACTTGCTGCCCTTCACCTTGTCCGCATTTCTCTCGAATGCTTGGCAATAGGCTTCATCGTTTTGCGCACACTTGGATGAGTCCCGCTTAGGCAAGGAATCGATGTAGGCTTGCTGGGCAGGGGTCAGCCCCTTACCCTTTATCTCGTCTTCCCACGTCTCTTTACGACGCTTGGCTGTGCCGGTGAAATTGAATTCCTGATGCATGCGTTAGACCCACGTAATCGTGATGGCACCCGCCGCCAATGAAGCGTTCTGGGCGATGGTGATGCCCTTCTGGCAAGGCGTTTGAAACTCGACAACGGTTCCTGCTGTTGCGGAGCCGGGGATGAGGGCAACGATGGTTCCAGAGCCAGCGGTCGCATTGTCATAGACCGTGATGGCCTGTGAGGCCGTGGTTGCGGTGGTGACGAGGATGCGGCACACACGCCCAGGTGCGGCCTTGATGACCACAACCCCAGCGGCGATGGATGCAGCGGCGACAGTGGTTGTAAACTTGCCAACGCCAACGAGGGTCTCGCCCTCAACGCCGGATTGATATATAGCTGCCATAAATACCTCTAACTAGGAGAGCGATAGTCATAAAGAAAAGGGGTTCCCGCGAAGGAACCCCTGTGTTATTGAGCCGGGATTAGCTGACCGCGCTGGCAGCATCAATGGTGCGGATACGCTGCGTAGGGTCAGGGCTGGTGCCGCCACAGAAGTGGACGAGGTAGCCTGCCCAGCTTGGAACCAACCCAAGAGGGTCGGCGACCGAAGGAGCAACGTCCTTGTGAATCTTGCAAAGGATGTTCTCCCACTTGCCGTCACCAAAGTCCGTGTCGTTCGGACCCGCGAGACGAACGCGAAACGCGCCGTCCTGCCCGAAGATATAAGTACGGAGGGCGGTCAGGCCGCTGACAGACTTGTAGTTGGAAGTCTGAGTCACGAGATTGCTGGTGTAGAACTCAGCGCCGGAGGCGGGAAGTTCTACCAAGTCATCAACCTTGCCGATGCCCAGTTCTTCAAAACGGTCGTAGCCTTCCGACGTGTGTTTCAAGAGGTCGAGGACGCCGTTATTGCTGTTGTCTGCAATGCAATCACCAAGGCCGAATGGATGCATGACACCAGTCATCAATTGCTTGGCGCGATTGAATGGCTTGATGGAACGACCAGCCATAGACTGAACTTCGTTGCGAATGACGTTCAGAGACAGCGCCGTGAAGCTAGTCGTGGAGGATGCAGCAAGCTGCACCTGTACGCTAGAGTCGATGGAGTTCGCTCCGTTCGCAGCAGTCATTATCAGGTCGGAGAGAGACTCACCAAGCTGGTAAGAAAGCTCACGCGCAAAGTTGTCAACCGCTTGGTCAATCGCGGTCAGGTCAGCATAAGAACTGATGGACGCATAGTCGCCATACTCACCGATAGTGAAAGACGTATCAATGACGTTCAGCGTCTCAGACGAGCCGGGGTCGCCTTCTGCTGTCTGGTTCGTATCAGCGGAAAGAGGCTGGTACTGGAAGATTTTGTAGGTGTTACCGGACTTTACCGGCAACTCAAGACTCTCGGCGCACTTCACAAAGGGCGTGCTTGCGTGAAGACCTTCACGGAAGGAAGAGTCATAATAAATTGCTTGTGTCTGTGGCAGGTTCCCTTGCTGGTTGCCTGCTGGAAATGGATTGCCCATAATGTAATTCCTCGATTGCTAAGTGAGTTATTTATTGAAATAGATAGGGTTCGCTTTCACGAACTTCTTCTGTTCCTGATTACTCATCTTGCGAAATTGTTCAATCGTAACCACGTCCTTCTTTGTCTCTCCATGGGTTGTTCCAAGTTTCCTTGGCACCGTGGTCGGGATAGGCGGAGTTACGTGTTGACGCTGTGTTGCTCTACCATCAGGAGCAGTAATGCGACTGTCAGTAGTAGCCGACTCCGGCGTTGGAATCGTCCTCGCAACCGAGGGACTCACTTCCAATGCGGGGAGTAAGTCTTCGAGAGCCTTATCAAGGTTCTCTATAGTGATATTCATATTTCGATTTTTTACCCAACTTACGATGTCATTATTGTTTTTGACACTCGCATGGTATTCCGGGTGCATGTCTTTCCATGCTGCTGCCTGTTGCTCGGCATGAAGTAGCGCGGCATAGCTGGCGTTGGAATTGACGGTATCGGAAACTGACTTAGGCTTTGCGCCGAACTTGGCTTCAAGTGCCAGGTCTAATGCGGCATCAACTTTTTCGGGGTCGTGCAACTCGCGTGAAAGACGGTAACGCTCCTCGGCTGTCAGAGCGCGGGGCTGGAAGCTCACTGGCTGCGGTGCCATGGCTGCGCCATCGGGAGCTTTTCCTTCTAGCTTCTCCTTGCGGAGGAGTTCGCGATTCTTGCGGTATAGGTGGTTGTAGTTATCGGCTTGTTTTTGAATGAGGCCGTAGTAGGTCTCATCCTCAACTACTTGAACCCCACCGATAGGAGTTCCATCGTCCAAGGTTGGTTGCCATTCGTAACGGTAAAGCTGCTTGCCATCTTTTTCTATGGTCGTAATGCCCATGTAATTTACCTTCTTGCCTATCAATGCGGATAGGGATTATTCGTACAGTTGTTCAGTCTGGTCGGCCAGTATCGCCGGTTCAGACTTCTTGTATTGCCGGTGGTTGGCAATCTGCTCAATCTCATCGACCAGCGCACCAAGCGATGCTTCTACGCCGACCGCCAGCTTGTGATTGCTTGCGACCCGCTGCTCATCGGCTGGGTCTGTGAGCCTAAGCCTGTCCCAAAAGTCAAGGATTCGGCGCTGGCATACTTTCTTAATCAAGCACCACTTTCGGTGGTCGTTGACCAAGCCTTCAATCGTTATAAGTTCGTCTTCGGTGAAATCTGCAAGGTTCATTTATGTGGTTCCATAGTTAGAATTGTTGGAGAGCATCCCCACCAAAACCATCGTCTGTAGGTGAGCCGGTCACGGCTTCACTTAGGCCAGCGGCCTTGAAGCTGTCACGAGTAATTTGTTCCTTAATCCTGTTGTCGGTCTCTTGGTCGAGTAGTTGCTGCTTCTGTGCGAACTTCTGGTTGTTGATGGCCATGGCCTGTTGCATCTTCACGGCAGCACCATTCTGCGCATCATGCTGTTGCTTTTGTTGCGGTGTCATGGGCTTGAAGATGTCGTTCTCGATACCGGAGCCCCACTGAGAACACTCAAACAAAGTGCGAACCAGCGGCTTGAAGTCAACGATCTCGCCATTGATGTCTGCGATATTTGCCTGAATCTGCGGATTATTGAGAAGCTGGAAAATCAGCACAAGGGACTGTGCCATGGCGGCACGAGCGGCCAGCTTTGCACCGGCCAGAACGTCGTAGTCGGCTTCATAATCGTGAAAGTGCTCTAGGTCGGCGATGAAATCCTGACCACGCCGCTTGCCGAGGATGTCCGCAATCTGCCGGTCGGAAACATACTCCTTAATCATGGCGTCCAGAATGTAAAGGAACGGAACGAACACTTGGTCAATGAAATTGTCCAGCGGCCCGTCAAGCCGGGTAGCGGATGCTCCCGCCAGGATGCTGGCACCGCCAGCGGTGCGACCCATAGATGTACGCGGCCCTGACGAGGAGCCGCCCACCAGCATTTGGTCAGCGCCAGTGGCCGATTCCGATTCCGCCTTGGACGATGCAAGCGCATTCCAGAGATCGGCTGGCACGTCAGGCGTCTCCATGACTTTGTAAGCCTTAGCAGGGTCGGAGACCGAGAGGACGCGCCCTAGCCCCGTCTGGATGGTCTGTGAGGGCATGTTAGCGTCGGCGTTGCGCAGGTAGGGCGCATTGGTCTTCATCTGCAAAAGTTTCAGAGCCGACCCGATGGTTCCTTGTTGAACCCTCTGGTCACTTCCCCCGATGATGCCGACCCCGAAACCCCAGAAATTCTCACGGATGTTCCAATAATTAGCCGAGAGGAATGGAACCTTTTTCCAAGGGTTGTCCATTTTGCGAATCAAATGCATCCCGTTCAGAACGGTCTTGGTTTCAGCGCCATTCCAATACTCAATCAAACTCATCTTGTTCATCAACGGATTCGAGGCTTCGATGGCTGGCTGCTGGGAGTGCATGGCCATGCCGTTGTTCTGCGTAGCCGAGGCGATTTGTCCAAGCGGAGCATTGACCGGCTGGCCGGGATTGAACCACCCTTTGATTACTTCGTCTTCGACTTGTAGGCCATCATAGGAAGGGTCTTTCTTTAGCTCCAACAAGTCGTAGTAGTTGACATAGCGTTGCTTCGCTACCTCCGCCGCCTCGGAGATGTCAGGTACGGAGAGCTTGGGGTCTACATATATCTTGCCGATGTCGATTGACTCAAGGAACGGCCAGTAGCGAAGCACAGTGGTGCTCTCAATCTTCGGGCGCTCATCGCTAAAGATGGGAGTGTCGCTGTTCGGGACTTCTACCTTCTTGAAGAGCCGCTTCTTAACCTCTTCCTCTTCGCACTTGATTCCGTATTGCCAGATGCCGGTGCCGAGGAGAACTTGCTGCTCCATCCCACGCTTGATTTCGCGTTGAAACTTCATTTTGGTAAGGAAGGCGGACATGATGTCTTTCTTGAGGTCGGCAATTTCCTTAGTCGCACCTTGGCTGGGCTTCAGCATGAATGGCGGGTCATCGTAAAGGAGCCCCTTGTAAAATTGGGGGACGATGGAGTTAACGTCCTTGGCGACCGTGAACCGGCGCACGTTCGGCTCCATGATGTAGCTGGAAGAGAATGTGGAGAAGGGGCGCGGCGACTGGTACAGCATGTCGCTCTCTTCCCATCCTGCCTTGTGCTTGTTGTTGACAACGAATGCCTCGGCGTCACGGACGAACTGCATTACCTGAGCAACGTCATCGTTGACGGACATTGGTGTGCCGTCTGCCGAGAAGTCTGTTGCTTGTAATATGCCAGTCCGATTCTGGTCGGGCATTGCTTTTTCATTCATATATAAGAGTCCGGTAGTTTACTTAAACGCATCCATGGGGCTGTAAGTGACGTAAGAAGGTATCTCCTCGGCTGACCGCTGCTCTGACCAGTCGGCGAATCCGCCGTTGCCTGTATTGAGGCCGTAGACGTGGTTGTAGAGGCTCCGCTGGCGTCGTGCTTGCACCTCTTCCTGCATGTCGGTCTTGAGAGCCGCTGCCGATGCCTCAGGTGTGTACTGGAAATAATTAACGGCCAGACTCATCGCATCCACGATGTCATCGTTCGGTGCCGACGTTTGAAAGCCCTCTAGTTCGTCGTAGAGCTTGTCCAGCGTCGGGATGCCATTGCTGAGAATGATTCGGCCTTCGCCGAACATCTTGGCGACCGGCGCGGCAAGGATGGACTTGCGGTTCTTTTTGTTCTGCGCAAGTTGGGCTAGTTCTATCTGGACGCGGCAATTCATCCGCTCCATCTCTCGGTAGATTTCGTTGGTGAGCCAGCGGACACCGTTGGTATCCTCAAACACCACGCGGTGAGGTCGCCATTTCGACATCGACTCGGCCATAACGCGGCTCACTTCAAGGTCGCTGAACTGCCCACGCACCATGTCCAAGAAGTAAAATCGCCCACCAAGGATGAGAGCGGTGAGACCCACCGTGTAGTTGGCCATCGTCCTATCTGAGTAGGCGGTATCCCACGCTTGCACGAGGAGCCCCTGCCCGTTATGCACGGCGGGAATCTGTGAGAACACCCGCGTCTGGCGCTCCATGACAACGCGCTGGAAGCGGACGCTCCTAGCCTGATTCGGGTTGTTCATCAACTGCGAATGGAAGTTCTCAGGGTCGCGGCGGTACTCCCCCATCAACCATTTCCAATGAACACGCTGTGGGAAGTAGAGCTTCCAGTCGTCCTCTCTCAACGTGCCGTTAATATCAATCTCGACATCGCCCTTCTCCCACATAGCGGGGCGGAGCATAATCTTCGTGATGCACTTCTTATCCTCAATGTCGCGGGAGTCACAACTGCGATGCGACTTGTCCCACACGAGAGTATGGTTGTCTTCCTCGGCTCGAATCATCACGCCGTATGCATCTTGCGGGTTGTACCAAGTGCCAATGACCGAGCAATAGCCATCCGGGTTCATCAGTTTGCGGTGGAACGACATTTGGCTGCGAACTTTGAGGAGTCGAGCGGGGTTATTCGAGTTCTCGTTTGATACCGCGTCATCGAATATCAGCACATCGCAACGCACACCAGACTGGGCGGTTTCCACGCCGCAGGATTCAACCGTTGCTTCCTTCATGTTCACTTCAGTTCGGCATGGAACCGTGAAGGTAGTAATCGGGTTCTTCCCTTCTATGCAAAACTCAGGGAAGAGCAGTTGGAAGAACGATGGCTTCCCGTCGATGAGGCGCGGGTCTCCATCATCCTGACGGCGGAAGTGGGATTGGACTTCTGTTAGGAACTTTTTTCCGAGGTCTTCGGTGCTTGTGACCAAGAGGATGCGGATGTTCGGCCAGCAGATAATCCACTGAACCATGTCAATCATGTTGCTGGTGGACTTAAAGCAGTTACGTGGGATGAATAGGGCGCGGTCGTGAGTTGACTTATCGGCGAGGGCGAATTGCTTGAAGGGGATGGCTGGGTCTTTTTTTACATAGAAGTCCCACACTTCGCCGTGAACTTCGGGAATGAAGTCGTTATAGCCAAGCGTCTTTGCAAGGAAGGCATGATCGGTGATGCACTTGAGCCGATACTTCTCTAAGTCATCCGTGCTGATTCTGCTTTTTGGATTCTTGCGAAACCATTCGTCCCACCACTGAAGGGCTGCTTTAGGTAGAGCCATAATCTATGTCCATCCGTGCTTTAAGCTGTTACTCCGCCCATGCCAGGTTGCCCAGCGCCCATGGGAGCCTCTGAGTCGGCATCGCCATCTGGCGGAGCCATCTGACCACCCATGTGGTCTTCAAGAGCCTGATGCACAGCAGCCATATCGTCGGCGGTGTGCTCTTGGTCGGGGTCGTTGGGCTTGCCGGAAGAACGGCGGACGATGTACTTGCCATCGTGCTGTTCCTTGGCGTGAAATTCTTTGAGGGGTTTGACCTTCGGCTTCTTTTTTGTGCCGGTCTTCAATGCATTAAGTACGAGTGCATCCATAATTCACTTCCTTTAATTCGAGAGTTGGGCTGAGTCGATGTAAACGTTCAAGCATCCATCCACGTAGTCTTTGAGAGCGCCGTCGCCTTGGCTGGCGACCATCTTGGCGATCTTCTCGGCGGCGGTGAGGCTGGCATCAAGGATGACGCCAAGGCGAATCTCAAACTCCGTGTTCTGGGAAGCGAGAGCTTCCTTGAATGCGGTCTCCATCTGTAGCCGCTGGGCGGCTAGGGCTTGCTCATAGGCGCTCTCTTGTAGTTCAAGAGAGGCACGGTAGAGAGCCGTCTGCTCACTGATGAGGATGTCAATGCCCAGCCAGCGTAGGATGCGTTCCTTGAGGGTCATTTACTCACCAAGGATGGAGTAGCCGAGACTGGCTCCGGCCGGCCCGTAGGTTGCAACCTGAGCTTTTGTGATGAAATTGCCGCCGCCTGCGATGGTGGAGTCACATGCCTGTGTGGTTGCCGACTGCTGAGTGCCGTCAAAGAGTTTCGGGCTGGTGGATTGACCCGGCTGCGGGATGGTGACGATGGAACCGGAATCATAGACTGCCACGGTGTTGCCGTTGCCGGAAACGCCGTCAAGGTAGTTGGTGTTCTTAGTGAGAGCAAAAGCCATGTAGACCTCGTAATGTAGTTCCGGGCATCGCTGCTCTGACACCCGGAATGGTTTAGTTGTCGTTTGAGACGTAGAACGAACTGACACTTACGGTCTCGGTCGTGTCGCTGACGGAATTTGTGAATGTCAAGGCGAACTGGAGAGCCGGAGTCTGAGCACCGGCCAACGGGTTGGTGACGTTGGTTCCAACGTTGTTGGTGCCGAACGTGATGCTGGTCAGAGTCGAAGCAAGTACGGTATTGGCCTTGGTGGTAGCTGTTACGCCGTCAGTGACGGTGTAGAAACCGCTCATGATGCCGCTGGTGTTATCAGCGAACAAGGTGGCGTTCAATAGCCAAGGGTAGACCGTGCCAGCGGTCAGAGTGCCTGATGCTGTGCCGGTTCCAAGCTGGGTGCCTGAGAAGGCAGACGTGCTGTACGCAGCGCCCTGAAAACCAACAGCGATGGTCTGTGACGTGCCGTGAGCCTTTACCCAACCTTGAGCGGTCAGATAAAAAGGCTTGCCGTTGTAAATCTGCCCACCGAGGTTAATGACGAGAGCGGACGTACCGTTTTTGATAACCTGTGCCGATGTGCCGGAGCCGGAGGTCATAGTGACCGGAAAATTGGTAGGACCGACAGCGGTTGCGAAAATAGACATAATGCATCCTTTGGTTTGCCGAAATAAAGCGGGCTATATAAGAGGGCGATAGTTAGAATTCTTTCGGGCGAATCATTTGAAAGCCCATTGCAGAGGCCAGCGGTACTTGATTCGAGGTCTCCGGCTTATCTTGCATCTCATTGACCTCAATCACAGGAGCGCGGGATGACAGCCTGATGGCCTCCGCAGCACAACGAGCGGTCACATACTTTCTCACGACGTATTTTCTCCAGATGTCCTTAGACACGGGTGACCTTCTTCTCCGCCTGCTGCTGTTGAGACGCCATCCCCTCAGCCACCGCAAGCACACGGCGTTTGACCTCAGCCTTGAATGCTTCCCGCCCGTCCTCAGGGATGATGCGTTCCATCAGCAGGCCGCAGGTAACGTCAAGGCTGATAAGTTGCTGCTGCAAGAGGTTGAAGATGAACTCCGTTTGTTTATGGAACGCGGCGAATTGGGCGGCGGTAACCGGGGCGTTTTCCTCGGCAATTTGTGCGCGGATGATGGTTTCGATGTTGCTCATTGGTTGCCCTCGTAGTAAAACTCAATCGGTATATCAACCCTCTCGCCATGAGCGGGGGGTCTACAAAACTCAAATGTGAGGGAGGCGTCCGCAAGTGTCAGGGATGAAATGGACGGTCCCTCGTACGAGCGATGCAGCGCCAAGACGGGCTTGTGGTCGCCCCGGAACTCCATCCCCACCGGAGCCGCCGTTAGGTCAATGCGGAGTGTAGTGCTCTCCCCGTCCCCATTGAGCATGAAGAACCGGCTCCACATGGGATTCTCACCACGAATATTTGTTGTGTTAAACGTCATCATCGCGGACATCCTGTTCCAACTCGTTCAACGCTGCCAATAAGTCGAACGGGAGCTTGCCTCCCTCGCTCACGCTCTGACCCATCCGCAGCAGACGCTCACGATACTTGTTAACGTTCCTCTTGGCCTGCTGGTTGATATAGACCTCTTCGCAGGCCAAGAGCAGACGACACGCGGAGATGATGTTGCGGTGGTACTCCGCGCCCATGTCGCCGGAGCCGCGATCTTGTTCCCGCGTCAAATAAGAGCGGAGCCAAATACGTACCCACTCGATGTTCTTAGCACGGACGCCGGTGTATTGATTTACAGGGCGATGGTTTGGCGGACGCCCGACCGGGCGCTTGGGAGCGTCATCCTTGCGGGGTCTACCCACGGGTCTCTTATCGCTGGATTCCATGGGCGGGATTCCTTCGTGCAGGGGCTGAGATGGTGGACGGAGATTGAACTCCGCACTCAGGACAGGCGGTCGTGTGGGTCGCGTCGTAGTCGGCGCGGTTCATCAGCTTGGTGAAGGAGCCGCAGGCGGGGCAGGTGAATTGTTTGAGGGGCATGGATACTTTCCTTAGTTGAATTAGTCAGGGGAACCGGATTGAACCGCAACGACCGGACGGAGGGAGAATTTTTCGAGGCATGGCGTCCCCGTGCGATTACTCCGCCCTGACTAATGTGTTAAAGGGTGGGTGGGGAGGTCTGTAGTCCGGATAGGACAGCGCCGATTACTTCCCTAACGTCATCCTCAAATTGAGCGCGGGTGATGACACCCTTTTCTAAAAGTAGGTTGAGGGCGAATTGCTTGAGTTCGATTTCTAGGCGTTCCAAGGGGATGTGCATAAGTTATAAGTGCCTCTGTAAGTGGTATCTGATAGTCGGAATTATTTGTTTGCTAGTTATTTGCTAACGATAATTATTTGAAAATAGCTTTTGCGTGGCAAAGCTGCCAGACCTCGCGGGGTGGTACCGAGCGTCCCCACCCTGCCCCCCGAACTAGGGAAGTTAGGCCATTTCAAGCCGTGCGGATGCCTCTAAGTCCAATCTAATCAACGTCTAAGTGACCTGTATCATACGCCGATGCCCTGCCAAGATGAGCCCTGTCCCCAAACCCGCGTCAAATGCCGAGTTCAAACCCGGCATAAGCGGAGGGTATCCCTCCAGTTAGCTCTGAAACATGACTAAGCTGGCCTTCCAATGCCGAGCTATGCCTCTATTGTGTTGATAACACAGACACTTTCTAGTCTATGGTGCCGAGTACATTGTTCGATACCAGATTGAAATACCCCAAAAATAACTCGAAACATGGCCTAAGTTGGGGCTCTCAGGGCTCAAAACATGGGTTTCGCTTGGAATAACTTGGAAATGGCCTGTTTTGGCTTGGAAAATAAAGTTGCGTGACGTACACCAACAGCCGTGTTTGTGATAACTTGTGTTTCAGCGGTCACCAAACCGCATAAAGGGGACACAATGTCAAAGAAGGATTTCATTGCATTAGCGGATTGCATCCGCTCCCACAATGAGGCGAAACACAGGGCTTTCGGTGTCAATGCCGAGCGTATGTGTTTCAACGTTGAACAACTAAACGCATTAGCTGAGTTCTGCAAACAACAGAATGGGGCTTTCATGCGGGAACGCTGGTTAGGCTACATAGCTGGGGAGAATGGCCGTAACGGCGGAAAGGTGGCCAGCTAATGCTCACCACCATCCCATTCTCAGGCTTCTACTACTCAATGCATGACGCGGAATTTGACCGTGAGATAGAGAACATGGTCAGCGATTCCTCAGGATGTCATCCAATCTCACAGCGTATAGCTGATGACCTTTGGTCACACATCACCACTCCCACAGCCCAATATGCCCAGCGATTCATGGAGGATTTTGCGCTGTACTTCACTGGTGAAACTGGCATCAAGCTAAAGCTAACCTTCGATGCGTTGGACTCGCCCCGCGAATACAATTTCAGGACTGACCGCATCTTTGCCCATGTCTCACTGGCCACGGTCAGGGCTCTCTATCGTGCATGTGACAAGTCAATCCTTGACGCGGTAATTAAAGAACGGTTTACCAGCTATGACGGGTTCATCAGCTATTACCGGCCTGACCGTTCATCATGGGGCAAGCTGACCGAATGGGACTGTAATCAAGTTGCTTGCCTCATCCTCGCATTAGTCAGGGAGCATTGCAGCGATGAATGGGAATGGAACATCGTTGAAGACTGGTCAGGGAGTGGCATCCTGTCGAATTGGATGTATGACGGACTAGACGCTGAAGGCAAACGGCTGGTCAAGATTGCCGACTATCTCCGCTCACGGGAAGAACGCCAGTATCGGAGGGTAGCCTAATGACCCATATCACAGCGTCAATCCGTGGCCAGATACAGGGGCAGATTTGGATGCCCTGCTGTGTCTGCACTAAACCATTTGCCATTGGCGAAGGTGATTTCCGGTACAGTGACGGTTCTCGGCCATCCCTCCGCGATATGGTGTTACGCGCAACGAATGATGGGGATTTCCAAGGCGCAGACATAAGCTATGGTTCCCTCCGCCTTGAGATGCGGATACCCCGCAATGATGGACAGGGATACACCCGCAAGGTCAGAGAGCTTGACCTTCGCCAGTTTCCCTCCATCGCTGACTGCATTGTTTCCGAAGATGAAATCGAGTATGGGGAGGAATTCTGATGACCATTCGAGAGGCTGCACAACAGGCAATAGACGTGCAAAATGCATGTAACCTTTCCGGGGTTGTGGCAGCGATGCACACAGCCGTTATGGACGTTCTCTGGCCTGAGGCTAGGCGCATCGGTCAGGGTACTAGCTGGGTCAACACTCACCCCATTGTGTATCTCTACCTTGACAAGCTGGCGAGTCTGAACGGTACCCAGTGTCTCTGCTCTGACAATCTCAACAGTTATTCCAAAGCGTATGCCAAGGTTGAGGCTATGGCCACGGCGGAAAATGAGAATAATGGCGTCTGTCCAAAATGCGGATTGGCTACAGTGAAACCCGATGACCGCAGCCCGTGGCAACATGCTGGAAGCGGAATGATTCTCTGTGAAGGTACTCATTCCTAGCAGAGTGGACGGGGCGAACCCAGCCCCGTTTAATGCGGCGTATGCGGTCACAAGCCCCGCATTGTTAGACTGGACAGTCAGCCGTGCCGCACCTTTACGGTAAGCTGACCGTCTGGGGTGGTACCCGGTGCCGGTACGTAACCCGGCTATATCCCTATGACCCAATGGACTCCCAAACTCGATATGGCTACCATCCCCGATGACATCCTCTTTAAAGAGGCTGGAAGGCGTACCAGTGCTATGCGGAGTGTCAAGGCTGGCGGAAGGCCATCTGTAACCCGTCTCTGCCCCCACTGTGGCAAGGGATTCGGTGCGAGGGCATTACGAGAGCATATCCCTAGCTGCCCTAAGCGATAGTTTCAGCCGGTAGCGTCAATGAGCCCCAGCCCTAACCGGCTGGGGTTTTTCTTTGCCTGCCTGATTCCCTGCCCGATGCGGAGTCTGGCCGGTATGCATTTTTGAGGCCAAACGGGTTTTTCCGTCGCCATATCCGAGTAAGGGTAAAGTTCAAATCTTGAACTTCAAATGCCAAAATCGCGCCCGACAGTACAGTACAAGTAGGGCGATAAAGATTGCTGACCACCCCGGCAAGTCAGCGGAGGGTTGCGATCTTGGCCGGGGTTGAGGGCGTGGTCGAGTCAGACCCGGTCAGATGCTATTCTGGATGGCATCATTCACAGTTCAAGTAGGCGGACGGAGATACAACGCCAATATGAAAAAAGCTCGGCAATTCGTCGCTGGATCAGGGATACTTCTATCCGGAGTGTTCCTCGCCATAGCTCCCGTGCAATGGGATGCTTGGAGCAAGCACGAATGGGGCATGTCAGGCCATATATCGATTGGCCTCGTCGCGGCGTCTCTCGCCTGTCTCCTTTTTTGGCTATTTATGAAAGACCCTGTGGAAGCTCCGTCACCACCGCCCATTGTTCCGACCATCGCTGGCAACCAAGTGAATGCCGTGAACAATTCTGGAAACCAAGTCGGCGGAGACAATAGCGGAATGGTGGTTGGAAGCGTCAACAACCTTTATGTGGCTCGGGCAGTTCCACCGAAGCTCCCTGTAAAACAGTCTGAGCCACAAGTAGAACCAACGCTAATAATCTCTCAGCCTGAGTCCCGACATTACATCTTTAGAGATGGGCAGTGGTATCCATTTACCTCTGCCGGAACAAGGCATCTCATTGTGAACGTGGAAAACAAGACAGCCGAACAAGGACAAATTGCGAAGGACGCCAACGGGGTTGTCGCTTCCGTCGCTTATATCGATAAGGGCAGAAACAAACTCGCCCATGTCTCACGAGCCTATTGGTGCCGGGAGAGGAGCAACGAAGTGAATCTCGAAATTGGAGCGAGTAAGGAATTGCTCCTCGGCACCCATCTCATGGGTAAGTATTGTTCGACATGGATAGGATTCGAGAATTGCTATTCAGCGCCCTCCCGTATCACCCCTCACTACGGGCTCGAAAAGTACCCTACTCCCAAACAAGCACCGTTCGACTTCGTCGCAATGTTATACATCGAAGTTTCCCTCATTCACGTCCGAACGGGAAAGACTTTCAAGAAGTTCTGCGTTGAGGTAGTGGATAAGGGGAACGGTATGCTGACAACTATGACAGTGGGTGGGGTATGACCCCAGACCAAATAGCATTCTGGACTTTCGTTGTCAGCATCGTTGCTGCTCTAGCGGCAATAGTGGCAATCTTCGTCGGGCTCCGTGCGATTTACTACGCCAAACAGGCTCCCACGACTGAAGACCTTAGGCGAGTCGAAAAGAACACCGCTGAAACGTCGCGGCACCTTGAGGGTATGCACGGCAAGATTGCCAGCATGGACACCCGCCTCGACCAGCAAGCGGAACATGACACACTCGTCTCACGGGCTAATCGCGTTTCTACTCTTATCGAAGGCGAAGATTTAGTCGGGAATTGTCTTTCCATCCGCCTCACGCTAAAAGACCCCAAAGTCACCTTGATACGCCTTGACCTGTTGAATGAGCGAGGTATTGTCTTTGGGTCTCCTGATTGCGAAGCGACCGCATACCTTCAATTCACCGCGACCATTGACCCGGCCACGATTTTAAAGTGGTTCGATGGCGGGACAATAACTGTAGCCGGATGGTCGGCGAGGTCTCAACTCGGTCTCCGCGTTCACATGTTGGTCAGCGGAAACAATGTCCATCGGCAGGTTGCGGTGATCCTGTACCGTGCGAACCAATCAGACCCGGCCAACCCACTCGTCCGGCATCAGGTCTGGAGGATCGAAGGCAGCGTCTAATCGCCGGAGGCGCGGCGGCGGAATCCTTCCGTACTTCGGGGAGCGGGAACCTTCCCTGCCTCTGCTCTTTGGGTCTAGCACTCCCTCCGGGTGTACCTTGCCGTCCCACCCCCTCGTGAGAGAGGTCTTTTTCCCCGAAGGGGAGGGCGTGTATAACTCCCTGACGGGTTCCTTCCGGGTTCCTTGCGGGTTAATGACGGGTTACCCACGTTATCACTAATAGAATCAACACCAGCCGCTCAGCCCGTGAACAGTGCGTTCAATAGGCGAACAGTGCGTTCATTACGTGAACAGTGCGTTCAATAGGCGAACGGTGTGTTCATTAGGCGAACACGCCACTGTTCAATAGGCGAACACTTAGCTCTGAGCATTTAGCCTTCAAATAATCACTCGCAAGTTAGCGAAAGTGTTACGTAACTATCCGCCCCTCTTACGTAAGCCAAAACGAGCTACACAAGAGGAGCACCACAATGACCGTAAGAGACACCCGCACTGAGGCCCGCACAAAGATTGCCGAATACTTAAAGGCTCACCCCGAGGTCAGCTACAAAGAGCTTGCTGCCAAGCTCGGCTGTGCTGCCTCCACCATTGCCACCATCGCTCATAAGGCCGGTATCGTCCGCCAGCGGAAAGCTCTCAATCTAGCCGACGTATCCAAGCTGGAGGGATAAGCTATGTCCTTCCGGTACACCGACGCGGTGAACAGACTCAACAAGACCGGGGAGTGCTGTGCGTTCTGCGGCATTGAGTTCACTGGCGGCAAGATAGTCCAGCGAAGGAACAAGAATGGCTTGTACATTGAGCATGTCCAAACCGGCCATGAGGAATTGCTCGAACACAGCAAGACGCATCCATACGGTGCGGTGGAGAGGACCGTATTACTCCAGTTAGCCGAACACGCGAACGATGAGGGGGGATGCTTTCCGGGCTATACCCTGCTACACGAAGAGACCTATCTCTCCAAGGGAGCCATCTCCGAGGCCATCGGCAATCTGGTCGAGCTTGGCCTAATCTCCATTGTCGAGAAAGGTAGACGCCGTTCAACCACCTACCTGTTGAACATCAATCCCAACCCCCAAGCCCCGGTGACAGCCTTGCTCAAAAGACCGAAGCCCATCGAGAAGCCCAAGCCGTTCAACATCGAAGAAGAGGATGAGGACGACTTCGATTACTACGATAATTTTCCTCATGAGCCGGTCGCTCACGCGCGTGTGCAACCACCACGAGCCTCGGTGCCGACCTCCGTCCCACCACAGGCGAGGGTGCCGGATACACATGTATGCCGAGACTGCGGCGACAGTTTTCTTGGAGGGTTTGCCTACGGCCAGCACCGCCTAAGTGCCCACCCGGTGCTTCGCTCTTGAGCGCCTGCTGACTAAACTGAGACCGGCGGCGGTAGAGCCTTCTGGTTTTTTCCCGGTGAAAAGGGCGACCCCGCATTGCTCAAGGCCACCGTCAGCGAGGACTTCATTCCATAACTTGAGCAAGTAACCTCATCGTAACGCGGAGACTCGCGACATCTGTCGCGACTTACGTATACGGAGGCGGATGGAGTTATAGGGAAAATGTTAGGAAATTATTTCCGGCGTTAAGAACTAATTTGAAAGGAGTAACATCATGATGCACTCAATGCTCGTGGGAACGTCTTAGGACCATAATATGCGTTGTGCCCAGTGTTTATGCGGGAATTAGCGAGTAACAGTATTAGCGAGTACTAAATAATCATACGAGTCGAAATACAATCATCGGTATCATATGTATGTGGACATTGACGGAATTACAAGGTCAAGACCGCATTGGAGACACTTACATGGCAAAGCAAGTAACAACATCACCGTGGGTTCCGGTAAGCTAATGCCGCCGATTACCCTCGTCTCGGAGGACATCCTCGCTCGGTACACGGCTCTCGATGCCAAGCTGACCAGCAGTACGCGTAAGTGGGTCAAGCAATGGGAGGCGGACATACCGTTGCTGGCAGAGATGCAAACGTTGTTAGGGCAGCGTAGCTCCATGCGTGTGCAGGATATGCCGGAGAGTTGGACATCGTGGTTCAATTCGTTTGTTGAGGGCACTGGGTTCCCGCTGTCCCTGCGGCAGGTGCAGCGCAAGATCGCTATGCTGCGTGGAGACGCACCCGCCACCCCGGCAGAGGAACCGAAGGAACTCCCCGAGGAGAGGCTCTTGGCGGAGGCACGGGAGCAGTTCGGAGCAGCGGCTGCGGCGGGCAACGAGCAAGCCATCGCCATCATTGCTGACTATGCGCAGCGGCTGGCAGACGCAGAGGACACCGAGGAAGCCAAGCAGAACATCAACGTGGTCGCTGTTGAGATGACCCGCCGTCTGCAATCCGTGGCAACGCGCAGGAACGAGATGAACCCGAGTGTCAGGACAAATCTAATCGCTGCGATGCGCACCACGTTGGAGTTATTGGAGGCGGACTTTCAGCAGCCGGTGGCCACCGGCAAATGTCACCAACGTTTGGTGCGTGAGCACATGGCTACGTTGCCTGACCCCGACCTTGAGGCAAAGATGGCAGTGTCTGCGGATTTCTCACTCGCCAGCGTGAGAGAGATTAGCTACGAGGAGGCTCAGACGGTCATCTTGAGCAATGAATACTTGGGGACGATGGGCTCCGTCAGCCACTCGTACGGGCTCTACTTCGGCCAGTTTTTGGGTGGCTGCGTCTGCTTGGGGTCCACCGCCGGGACAGGCACAAGCATGTTGTGTGGTGACACGCACCAAGACAAGGTGACGACCATCGTCAGGGGAGCTTGCTTGCCGTGGACTCCGGTCAATTCCGCCACGTATCTGGACGCTAAGGCTTGCAAGCAGATGGCCAAGTATGGCAAGCACATCTTCATCAGCTACAGCGACCCGGCTGGAGGCGAGGTTGGCACTATCTACTCCGCCATCAATCATCTGTACTGCGGCATGACAACACCGACTGAGAGGTACCGCTGGCATGGCCGGGTCTACGATGGGCGTCAAGTAAGCGGTATGGCCAGAGACCGCACTGGCGGGACTCTAAAGATGAGGCGTAGCAGAGCGCAACAGAAGGCGTTGCTCATTGAGCAGGGTGCCGAGTTTTTCCTTGGCAACGCCAAGCATCGGTGGGTTGGATTCTACGGCTCCCCCGGCCTGAAGAAGACGCTGAGGGCGGCTCTGACATGGGACGTGGAGACGGCACTACCTAAGCGGGAATCGCAACAGGAGACACTTGCAGCGTAATTTGGCACCCTTATTTGGAACGCGAAATTCGCAGTATTAGAACTCTACTGAAGGAGGCACCACCATGGACTTGATTGAGCAAATTGAAAACTGGGGTCGCGCACTAAAGGTAGAGGAACTTGCTCACCTTTTGCAGATTTCGGAGAAGACCATATATCGATACATCAGCGCGAGAAAGCTCCCCGCCTTCCGCCAGGGCGGCATCATGCGATTGGAGGCCCACCGGACGGCTGAGTGGGTGAGGTCTAGGTTGTCTTAGTTTAGTTTGTACAATGCCCATAGAGAAGCCCCACGGTAAGCTGTGGGGCTTCGTTCTCTTAGAGGTATTTTTCGGAGCCGGTTTCCGCAAGGAATAAAAGGTTTCCTTCTTCGCATAACTCCCATTTGGTTGGTCCAGTTTCGATGCAAGTGCAGTCGGAGGTGTGATTTCTGACCGCATCAAGGTGTAGTTTGAATGGGCTTTCTTCCTTCATATCCTCTTCCATAAATTCCTCCGCCAGCAATTATAGGCCAGCAACAAAAAGCCCTCAGGTTTGTGCCTGAGGGCTTCGTGGCATCGGATGACGGTTTCCTACGCCCCCGCGAAGGCGGCGTTGCAAGCGTTCTGGAGTACCGACATCCCCGCTGGCTTCAAGTACCGCTCCGTCGTTTCCAACCTTGAGTGACCTGCAAGCAACTGGACATCACGGCTGTTGACATGGCTAAGCATGGTTGTCATATACGTAGCGCGAAACGTCTTGAGCTTCGCCTTGGAGCATTCATTCTTTTGGACGCATTTGGGGCAACGACCGCAGTTGAGACCCGCTTGCCGCCAATCACTCTTGAGCGCCTTGAGCAGCTTGATGTCAGGCCGGTCGCTCTTCGTGCCGAACACAAACCGGGACTTGGGGAATTTCAGCCGGTGCGCTTTCAGTTCGGCCAGCAACGCGGCGGGAATCGGGATGTCACGCTCCTCGGAATCCTTGCTCTTCCATTCGAGTTCGAGGTTCCACGGATAGGAGCCCTTCGACTTGAACCTTACCTTCCAAATGGACTTGTCAAAGTCCACATCCGGCCATTCACCGTAAGCAAGCTCTTCATCGCGGAGGCCTAGGTTCCAATAGGCAGTCCAGATGAGCCGGTGCCGTTCAGACGCGACTTCCAAGACTGCCTTAATTTGGTCAGGCGAGTAGGTATCGACCGCCAGCTTCGGCTTGAGCTTGAGCTTTTTATGTTCCGAGGCGGAGATTGCTTTGTTGGGATCGAGACCGGCGTGTTTGAGGAAGCACCGGACGTACCCGTACCGGGTCGCCCTCGTGTTCTTCTTGTTCCCGAGCGACTCAAGGTGACGGTCGAAGGCAATCACATCGTCCTCGTTAATCTCCGAACTCTTGGACTTGCCGCGCCGGTAGAGCATACTCACGAACTCGGAGCCGACGTAGTTGTACGCATAGATGGTGTCGGCGGAACCATGCGCGAACTTTTCGATGTAGGTCGTGAGAAGGGTGCCGAGGGCTTTCGGCTCTTCCTTCTTCTCCGGCTCCGGCACCCCGAGGCTCTGCCGGAGTTTGGTGGTGGCGAATTCCTTGAGCATCGCCTGAGCGGGTTCGAGTTCGTTGCCCACCGACTTGTACACTACTTTTCCGCCCTGATAGAACCGGATTTGGAAGACGCCGACCTTCGCGTCAACCTCTTCGCCGTTGTAGAACATCACGCCCGGTTTGATTTTTCCATTCTTGGAAGATTGAACAAGTGAGCCCCGCCGCCAGCCAAG